CCAAAAAAGAAAGGCCGCCGCTCGACGTTGAGGGAATCCCCGACGCGAGCTTCGAGCAGACGATCGAGAAGCATGAGCGCCTGGTCGTGCTCTCGCGTGAGAAGTACGAACGGCTGCTCAGAGCCGGTGATGCCGAGGCACGCTACGCTCAGGTCACGTACAACCAGAGCCTGAAGCAAGCGGTCGCCCTGCGGGAAGAAGCCGAGCGGCGTTCGGTGTTCGCCCGTGAGCACATCCGCGCAAGCGAAGCCCGTGAGGCGATGCTCCGTCTGGCTGGCCTGATCGTCGAGCGATTGGACGCGCTGGGTTCGGAGTGCGGCGAGAACTGCAACCCAAAGGACCCGGTCAAGGCCATCGGCGTGCTGACGGAATGGGCGCGTGAGACGCGGGAGAAAGTCGCCCGGGTTTCCGGTTCGCTGGAGGAGCCGAAGCCGTGAACGCCGACGAGCTCTTCGAGGAGGGGCTTGCCGTGGTCAGGCCGTCTGCCTTGAGCGACCCTGTCGCGTATCTCAAGGAGAACGTGAAGAAGATTCCGGCAGGCGTGTTCGACGGCGGCTACAACCCAAAGCGCTGGCCGTGGATCGGTGAGGCCGTCCGCATCTTCAACGCGCCGACGACGTCGCGGATGTTCATGCCCTGGGCAATCGGCTGCGGGAAGACACTGACGCTGAAGCTCTGCGCGACTTACCTGATGGCTAACCGCCGTGCGTCGATGGCCATCTTCCTCGACTCGCAGGACAAGGCGAAGGCGTTCACGCTGAACGAGCTGAGGCCGTTGTTCGACCAGGTCGCCGACATCCGAGGCCAGATGTCCGGGGATGACAACGACAAGTCCGGCACGTTGCGGTTCGCGGACGGCTCGCTGATTCACAACCGCTCGGCCTCGACGGAGAAGCACCTGCAGTCCTTGCACGTCCGCTACGTCTTCGGCTCGGAAATCTGGCAGTGGCCGAACGGCGCGCTGGCCATGAGCATGAGCCGAATGAAGGCGGCGGCGTTCGCGTCGAAGGCGGTCTACGAGAGCCAGCCCGGTGACATCGAGGGACAGGGGGCTGAGTTCTGGAAGTTCTATCTGATGACCGACCAGCGGGAGTGGATGTTCGTCTGCCCGTCGTGCAACCATCGCCAGCCCTGGTTGTGGGATTACATCCGCTTCCCCGAGGGCGCGAAGATGACGGACGGCTGGGACCTTGAGGCCGTCCAGCAGGGCACGACCTACGAGTGCTCGAAGTGCCGTCACCGCATGGAGGATAACGACGAGGTGCGCACGATCTGCAACGAGGTCGAGCGCGGCTCCGGGTTCGAGCCAACGGCTAAGGCCGAGAAGGCAGGCTATGTCGGACTGCACGTCAACGCCTTGGCGTCTACGAGCTGGGGGTCGCTCGCGGTGGACATGATCAAGGCGAAGCAGGTTGCCGACTTGGTGGGTGACCAGACTCCGCGTATGCTGTTCAAGAACCAGTATTTGGCTCTCCCATGGAGCGATGACGGCACGGGAAGCATGGTCGTATCGACCGAGTCCTCGGACTACGCGATGGACGACCCTTGGGACGCGGTGGCCGCCATCGGACCGCGCGGTCAGATTGTGGACAAGGCCGAAGCACCTGAAGGCTCGGTCACTTTCAAGACGCTTTCTATCGACTGTCAGGGGGACCACTTCTGGACGGTAGTCCGTCAGTGGGCACGCACGGGCCACAGCCGTCTGGTGCACTTCGGGAAGGTGGCGAGCGTGGACGGCCTGACGGATTGGACGGGGCTGGACGCTCTGGCGGCAAAGCACGGCATCCACCCTCAGCTCGTCATGGTAGACTCCGGTGACGGCAACTCCACGCAGGAGGTCTACAAGCAGTGCGCCGTCCGAGGCTGGTACTGCGCCAAGGGTTCAGGACAGGAGTACTTCAACGTGAAGACGAAGTCGGGCGAGACCGTCCGGCGGTTCTACGCGACGCCGACCGCGATCCACGTCCCGGGCGTCCGCACGCCGACGGCGCTGGTGGTCTGGTCTAACCTGTCTGGCAAGGACCTGTTCCACGGGATGAGAGCCCGTAAGGTGTTCACGTTCGCCCGTGATGCCGACCCCTCCTACGTGGAACAGTTGAACAGTGAGGTCCGCGTAAAGGATAACGGCAAGCCGATCTGGCGGTTGCGCCAGGGCGTGAAGCACAACCACGGCTTGGACTGCGAGCTTCTCGGGATGCTCATCGCGGCTCGCTGGGGTCTCATCGGACGGGACGAGGTTCAAACCTTACCCGCCCCGCAATAGTATATGCTCGGCATCTACGTAGGCGTTCCCGAAGACGTGCTCCTGCAATACAAGCAGGAAGCCCTGGGCGACCTTGGCAAAGCCGTGACGTCCTACTCGGACTCCGGCACGAGCGTAAACAAGCAGTTCGGAATGCCCCCCGCGCAACGCCTGCAGGAGATTAACTACGCTTTGTCCCGTATCGACCCGAAGAAGTATGGCGGTGCTCATACCTCCGTGCAGATCAATTGGGACACCCGTGTTGACCTCTGATGCGTAAGAAACCCGATAAGCAAACCAAGCAGCCGAAGAAGGGGGCCACCGCCTCCTACTCGCAGTTCGCCAGCACGACCCAGTCGGGCGCGCGGCGTATGCTCTTCATCGGTGCGGTCAATGACCAGCGCAAGGAGGTCACGTCCGCGACCCGTCTCGCGATGGTGGCCAAGTCCCGTTGGGCCGTCCGCAACAGTCCGCTCTACAAGCAGTGCGTCGATGAAGCCGTCCTGGTCTCCGTCGGCGACGGGCTCGTCGTGCAGTCCAACGCCAGAGACCCCAAGGTGGCCATCGCCCACCAGAACTATTTCCGCGACTGGGCCGTCCGTTGCGACCTGACGAACCGCTACAACCTCGGCCAAATCCAAGCCATGTGGATGTCCGGTGCTCTGGTAGACGGTGATAGTTTTGGCATCCTTACCAACGACCAGAAGACCGGCGTCCCGAAAATCCAAGTCCTAGAAAGTCACCGAGTGGGGTCGCCCTCCGACAAGTTCGACCCGAACAACGTGGACGGCGCCTACCTCGGAACCTACGGCGAGATCACCGGCTGGAACGTCTACACTGACGGCCAGACGAAAGACCGCTACGTCCCGGTGCAGTCGATGCTTCAGGTCATGGAGTTCGAGCGCCCGTCCGCGGTGCGCGGCTACCCCGTCCTGCAGTCCAGCCTCAACTCGGTGCAGGACCATCTGGAAGTCTTCGAGCTCGAGAAGCGAGCGGTCCGCGACAGCGCCGACCATACCCTCATCCTCAAGAAGCAGGGCGGCGTCCTGCAGGACGACCCGGCCTCCAAGTTCTCCGGCGATTACAATTCCTGCGAGAAGATGGCCAGCCAGATGGGCGGCAAGATGCTGGTCGTCGATACCAACGAGGACCTTTCTCAGCTCGCTAACAACCGCCCCTCTCCGGCGTGGATGGGCATGATGACCGCCATCGAGCGCGACATCGTCCGTCTCCTTCCCTACGAGTACCAGGTTGACCCGTCCAAGATTGGCGGCGCCTCGGTCCGTCTTACGGCAAGCAAGGTTTCAAGATGGGCTGCGAAATGGCAGAGTATTATTCAAGACTCGCTTGACCGCGTATACGACTACGTGATTGCGGACGCCATCGCCAAGGGCAAGTTGCCCGACGACCCGGACTTCAACCGCAAGTCATGGATCACGCCCCGCGACATCACCGTGGACGCTGGCCGTGAAGCCGCCCAGGACCGAGCCGACCTGCAGATGGGTCTTACCACCGCGCAGGCCATCCTCGGCAAGAAGGGCATGACCTACGACGAGGTGCTCGAACAGCGAGCCGTCGAGATGGAGAAGCTCGTTCAGAAGTCCAAGGAGCGGAACCTCCCGCTTTGGATGCTTTATCAGTCTGCCTTCAACTGGCTGCAGCAGGGTCAGGCCGCGAGCCAGACGCCCGAAGGCGTGGCAGACAACCTCGACCTCCCTCCTCCCCCCGAACCCTCTAATCCATGAACTGTTTCATCTCAGGTCTTTCCGGGCGCGAGCCTCTGCTATGCGACCCCATCAAGGTCGCGAACCACATGAAGTACGCCGAGAAGTACGGCGTCGTGGACGGCGTGCTCGATATGTTCTTCAACCCTGTCGCGAAGCCCTACGTCACGCAGGGCGGCACGGCGGTCATCCCGCTCCAGGGTTATCTGGGGGTGGGTCTCACCAAGTTCGAGAAACTGACCGGAGCCATGGACATGACCGAGGTCGGCGAGCAAATCGACGAGATGCTGGCGAACCCTGCGGTTAAGCGCATCGCCTTCGAGATTGATTCCCCTGGCGGCACCGTCGTCGGCACCCCTGAACTCGCCGACAAGATCGCCAGCATCCCGCTGCCGACGATGTCCTACGCCAAGAAGCTGATGGCCTCCGGGGCATATTACACCGGAAGTCAGGCCGACTACGTCTACGCCAGCCCCTCGGCTATGGTGGGCTCCATCGGCGTGATCGCTGTGGACGAGTCCTATGACGAGGCGTTCAAGAACATGGGCCTCAAGGTCGAGGTGTTCCGTGCCGGTAAGTACAAGGCCCCGAACATCGCAGGCGAAGGCTACACCGACGAGATGCGCGAGCTCGAGCAGAAGGCCGTCGAGGCCATGCACGAAGAGTTCAAGCAGACCGTCCTCCGCAAGCGTTCGCTCGCTCGTCGCGAAGACATGGAAGGTCAGGTGTTCACGGGTCGCGAAGCCGCCGCCAAGAACCTCGTGACGGGTCTGGCCACGTCCTTCGCCGAAGCCCTCGCCGCTTTCGAGCAGGTCGCTTAACCTTACCTCCTCCGCAATAGTATATGGCTCTCACCATCGAAGAACGCTTCAAGGCCGCCGAGGCCGCTATCGTGTCCCTGACCGCCGAACGCGACGACCTCCGCAAGACGGTCGAAGCCTCCGTCGTCAACGTCTCTGCCGAACTCGACCAGGCTAAGGTCGATGCCGCCGCCAAGGACCAGAAGGTCGTGGAGCTGGAAGCCGCCCTCGCGGAAGCCAACGCCAAGATTGCGGAACTCGAAGCCAACAAGGCCACCGCCTCCGTCGAGGCCGCCAACATCCTCGCCGCCTCCGGTGTCGAGCCTGTCGCCGCCCCTGTCGCCGCCGCCGCCGTCGGCTCCATCGCCGAGCAGTACGCCGCGATGCCTGCCGGTCCTGAGCGCCGTGCCTTCCTCAAGAAGCACAAGGCCGTCCTCTTCGCCCAGAAATAATTTCCCCCCTCTAACCCTCCACTAGCTACCCATGCCTAACACCATCAACAGCGCTCTGATCGTCGATACCGTCGCCGAGCTCAGCCTCACCTCCCTCTCCAACCGCCTCGCCGCCCTCGGCAACTTCGCCTCCGACTTCTCGGCTGACGTGAAGCGCCCGAAGGACGTCGTCCAGGTCGCCCTCTCGACCGCCGGCAGCACCACGCTGACCAACCCGACCTCGTTTAATTCCATCGGTGACAGCACGCTTGGCGCCACCGGCGTGACGCTCAATCACCTGTACCAGCCCTTCGGTCTCTCCTACGCCGACATCCAGAACGGCATCAAGCTCGAGAAGATTCTGAAGATCAACATGGACAAGCTGGCCGACTCCATCTGGGCCGCCGCTACCGCCCCGATCACCGTCGCCAACTTCGGCGCCGCCACGGTCACCGCCGCTGACTCGGCTGTCACCCCTGGCTCCGCTCAGCTGAAGGCTCTCTGGGCTGGCGTCTCGAAGGCCGGTCGCAAGACCCTCATCGTTAACCCGGGCATCTACTCCCAGCTCATCCCGACCAGCACGACCTCCCTCCCGCTCTCCGCGGGCGCCTACGGCTTCGATGGCGGCGTGTTCTACGCTTCCCAGTTCCCGTCCGAACTGAAGCTGGCCGGTTTCGCGGTTTCCAGCGAGGCCATCGCCATGGCCGCTGCGGCCCCTGACCTCGACTCCGTCGGCAACGACTTCCTCGTCCGCGAAGTGGTCCCGATCGAAGGTCTCGGCATCTCGGTCTACTACAACGTCTGGGCTGACAAGAGCACCCGCAACCTCATCGGCTCCATGGAACTGATGTTCGGTGCGAACAAGGCGATCACCACGGGCACCCTCGCCTCGATCTACAACCCCTAATCGGGGCTGTGTCCTGAAAC